GATTCAAGAATATCTTTTGCTTCTTCTGAATTAGTTTTTGCTTGATCTTCTACTAATTCATCTAATGTATTTTCAGATGCATCATCTGTGTCTTCGCTTTTAACTTCTGTTTTTTCACTTAAATTATCAGCTCCATCATCATCTGTATTAGCAAATGAAAAATCTGCTTTTTCATTTAAGCCAGATAAAATATGTGGTTTAACTTTAGTTTCTTCAGGTAAAGTAATATCACTGCCGCTAGGAGCGCCATTGAATATTTCATCTAAATTTACATCTAATGTTTCTACCTTACTATTCACTGTAGTTTCTTTTGTATTCATAATATTGTTGGTTTTATTACTTAGTACGACTGCTTATATATACAATATAATAAAAGTTTATGTATGATGCAACATATTAAACTTATAATATTTTAGGATAACGCAATGTTTTTAGCAGTATATAGCTAACGGCAATTATTTGTCCTTAGATTTTTTAGAATCTTTGACATCATACTTGTTTTTGTTTTCTCTTGCGATCTCCAAATCTTTAGTAGCAACATCTCTTGTAGCAGCAATTTTTTCTCTTTCAACTTGGAGTCTTTCTCTTTCCATAGTTCCTTTCATTGCCATTTCATCACGCTTCATATTAGTCTGTTCTTGATATCTTGTAGTTTCTCTAATATCCTTCATTGCATCTTGATAATCAGATACTTTGTTTTCATTTATATCCACCATAGAACCATAACCAGCAGATCTAATTTCTGCTAACGTAATATCATTTTGTCTGTCTTTTTCATTTTCAGACATTTCCACTTGTAGTTTTTGTTGATCTTCCTGAGCTTTAGCTTGAAGTTGCTGTTCTTGCATCTTACGTTGCTGCTGCATATCTTGAGCTCTTTCAGCTTCCACCCTTGTTTCTGAATCTTTTAAGATATCAGTAACTTCAGATATAGAATCAGCTTTAAGAATATTTCCAAGTTCATATATAGAAGCTCCAGTAGTATTGTTTGTCAATGCCATTTGCTTTAGCTGTTCTAAAATCGCTCTGTGATTCGTTTTAGTAGTTGCAAAGACATTAAAATCTCTAAGTAATAGATCAGTCCCGTTTATAACAAAATTAACCTTCTGAGCCTCTGTAGAGATGTAAGATAATCTTACACTAGGATTAGTACTATTATAATACTGAGCTAAATCAGTTCTCATTTGATGAACTCTAGGCATTAAATGATCAGAATGCTGAACAAAGTATATTTCTGTTTGAGCATATGATTGTTGCATAGCATTAACAACACCGGTTGCTGTTTCAGCAGATACTGCACCACCCAAACGTTGTGGGTTTATACCAATAGAATCAAAACATTGTTGTTTAAAGTAATTGGCTAATTGAATTCTACTCATTAACCTGCTAGTTTGCTCCATATTAAGAGTCTGATAGTGGTTAAAATTAGTAGCGTTTTCTGTATTAGTAATGGATGTATCTAATGGAAGCATTTGGAAATCCTTCATTGCTACATATGCTTTAGCATAATTGTTCTTACCCCAGTCTTCTCCCATTGAGTGACGTGGTAGAGCATTCTGATCAAACATAATTACTGTTCCTAACTCATCAATAAGGATATCAGCTATCTGGTTATTAACCATATTGTACCCTACTTGGTATGCTTTCATTAAATCTACTAAAGATGTAGATCTAGTATTTCTATCTGAAAATACTCTTCCTTCTACAGGAAGCTTACATCCATATAAACTATTTTCTCCCTTAAATTGAAAAGGTAGTCTTCCAGGCTTTTCTCTATTAATACCCAAATAAATAGGATTAACATTATCATCCATTGTAGTTTGCCACATAGCAGGTACGTTGGGACCTATTTTAACACCACCCCATGTTTCATTAATCCAAATCCAATCAATATGCTCCCCTTGTAGTAATGTATCTTTAGATTTATTTTTAAAAATAGAAGTATCATAAACAGCCTTTTCTGTTATTTTAAAAGTTTCGTCAATTATCTCTTGAGTTACTTCTCCATCAAATTCTATTTTTGTTAAGTGTCCAACTTTACGTTGTGTCTTCCAATAGATTGTTGAAACACGCATTAAGTTTCCATCACCCCATTGCTCTAAGTCTTCACTTTGAGAAAGTATCTGTGTTAGTATGTCTCCCCCACGTGCAGGATCAGCCATGTAATTACTTGCATATTGTCTATATGCTAAACCTGGCATGTTTGTATTCCATTCATGAGATCTGGTAGCATCATAATAAGAGCCATCATTTTGATAACCGTTTACTTGATATTGAGCTGAACGTGCAGGGTATATTCTTTGTAATGATGAAAGTTGTCTTTCATCCATTAGAAATCCGTACTTATCCACTACATCAGATACAGTCATTAGATCTACTTTACCAACATAGTTAGAATCAGCTATATATCTTTGATCTGGAGATTTTTGATAAAATGTTAATACGGGATTCCATAACTCTACATCATAATCATCTTCCAACATACGGAAATGCCAAAACTCTCTATCAGCAATAAGCATATCTCTAAAGCCTCTCTCCTCAAGCTCTTGCATTTTAAATCTTTCCTCATCTACATTTAATTGATGAGTTGCCCATTCTTCTATACTACTTCTATAAGATTTACTAAAGTAGTCTTCTATTTCAGGAAGGGTTTTTAAATTATCTGGTGATAATTGTTGTTGTGCTTCTTCAGAACCAGGATCCATTCCTGCTTCAATCATTTTTCCAACTAGACTTCTTTCTGCATCTGCCAATAAAGATTCTTCTATTTCAGATTTTTTTAGCTCAAGCATTTCATTATATGACTTGTCATCTACAGCTCTGAATTGTACTTTGTTATATCGTTTGGTAAATTCTCCGCTTAATACATTAATTACATTTGGTACAATAGGATAAAATTTAAGTTCTAACGCAGAATCATTTTCCTTTGTTAGAACATCCATCATTTCCTTATAATCATTGTCTTCCTCAACAATATAATCTGACTTATCAATAATACCTTTGGCAAGCTTATAATTTTTTAATAGTCTTCTTGCGTTTGTTCTTAAAAACTCCACACCCTGTAATTCTAGCCAATCTAAATTCCATGCTGCCCAATCATCAGTTTTTTCTGAGTATGGTAAAAACTGTACTGGTTGAGTTAAACTAGAATACGTAGGGCCTCCCTCAGCCTTAGCACCATTTTTTAACTGCATTGCATTTAATACTCTCATTCCGTATTTATTTAGTTATGTCTATTTATAATTTTTAAATCCTGATCTTCTTGGTCTATTACTATCAGACTTAGATGATCGCCCAATATTTTTAAACGGACTATACTTTAATTTACCCATTTTTTCTGAATTTACCAAAGAATTAGCCTCTGATTCACGTCTTTTTGAATAACCCCTGTTTGATTGCTGTATTTTTGCAAAAGCAACTAACGCACCAAAAGCCACTAATCTGTCTACGTTTAATCCTGGGTAGTACGCTAGCATTTCCTTTATAAGCATAGGATCAGGGACTCTTTCTACACCTAAAGTTTGTGAAGTTACAACACCATTGATATCGGTTTCTTCATCAGTTACTTCTCTTAAAAATTCTATGGCATAAGAAATTAAATGGCTTTTAAAAAGTGTGCCTGTATTTTTCCAACCATATTCTTGATAAACAGTTTTATTAGCACCTATATCTTTTAGAAATAATATCTGTTGTTTAGGAACTAAATACTTTTGTTTTTTTCTTGCTATCATATGTTGGATAAATAATGAGATATTATTCTCCACTACTGTCCATGCATTATACCATTCTATAATTAATTCTAATCTTTCATGTGTCTTATTGATATCATCAAATCTACCACACCATGCAGCCACTATCTTATCTTTCTCTAAGAATTGCTCTACATCCCCCGCTTCAGTAGTCCTGGTTACCTCCGTTGCATTCTTATATACAAAAATACTACATAATGAATCAGACGTAGTAGTCTTTCCTTCTGATACAGGGTCAATAGACGCATAGTACGCTCCAAATCCGGGAGATGGAATAGGTCTTTCCCAAACTACTATGGTTCCTGTTTTATCTATTTGTTTTTTATCTACTGGAAATTTAGATATGGGTAACTTATTAGTTCTTTTAGCTGATATACCTTTTTCATCTCTATCTAATTCAATAAGTTCATAAGGATATTCTTTCTCTTCAATTCTTTTTTGTTGTCTGGTCAATACTCCTTGAGGAAATATTGAAGCTTTTCTATATGCAAAAGCTTCTGCTATATTCATTGGCTTTTGAGAAATCCTTAATTGAAATTGCTCACCATTTAGTTCATTTTTCCAACGGTCCCTTTCTTCAATAATTGCTTCTATAGCTTCCTCTACTAATGAGTTACCGTATTTATCAATATAAGGGGGCATAGACCACTGTTCAGGTATAAAGAGTCCTGCCATACCTATAGCACCATCGGCATCCATCAGGTTTGTTTCTACGGCATATATATCATTTGCTTTAGGATTTAGAATCATTTCTTTTAATGGATTGCATTGCTGCAAGTCTCCCACTGATCCCGCAGCTATAAACATACCTGTAGTCATCATTCCAGATGACATAGCTGGACGTAAATACTCATATGTATCTGACATCTTGGGGGCAATACCCGCTTCCTCATGAAAAAAGATTGTACATGGTCCACCTACTCCTGTAGTAGCATTTTTTTCAAATGATCCACCTTGTATTTTAGATTTTAATCCTCTTGCAGTTTTTCTATTTCCTATCTTAACCTCAATCTGTTGTTGCCAAAGTAAAACTTTTTCAGGATTACTAGGTCTATACCAAGCAGTATGCTCATTAAGAAAAGTTTTATATTCATCTAAGAATTTCCAAGAACCTTTATCATTAATAAAATCTTTTAATGAAGCTCCAATTTTACATATACTTCCCTCTTCAAACCAGTAGGTATTTATAATCTTACCCATGTGAAAGTAAGAAGATGCTATCTGACGTTTTTTTAATATAGCAGAATGTTGATTATTTAACTCAGCCAACAATTCATATAAAGCCATATGATATTGAGCATCTCTTACTTTTGCAAAACCATATTTTTTTTCTTCTTTATCAAAGATTGGTAAAAAATTTAACCACATATAATAATCTCTAGTCAAGAAAAAACTTTTCCCTCCGCCTTTGTATATCACACCTTCCCTACACTTATTCTTTTGGTCTTCCCAATAATTGGTAAAGTCTTTAGATCTAAAAGGTTTATTACAATAAAAACCTTGCTCATTAAATGCTTTGGCTTCTGTATTAAATTCAAAAGCCATTTCATTAAAACCATAGAGTCCTGGCTCACTGAATATACTTAATATGTATTCAATAAACGCAGGCTCATCTATGAATTCAGTAGTTCCCCATTCACCGTTATGATATGTGGGAATAATTTTATACATCTACTATGATTGCAAATACATCACCCTCTTGAATAAGTAAATGATCTTCACCATCATGTTCCATTGTAGTTGGTAAACAGTGTTCTGTATATTGTACAACATCTCCAACTTTAATTTCTTCTACAGTTTTACCTATTCCTACAACAGTGCCTTTATATTCTTTTTTTTGTGCCATTTCAGGTAAATATAATCCCGAAGCTGTTTTAGTCTTGGCCTTTTTTTGTTTGATCAGTAGCTTCTTCCCCACTGGTATTACTTGTTGTCCCATTTTCTTTAGTTTTTGGTTTAATATCTTTAAAAGTTTGTTCGTCCCAATAGCAGAAATGCCATGATTCTTTTTTACTATGCATTATAATTGATCATATGCTAAGCCAGCTCCTCCACGAACTGAACTTTCTTGTTCCTGCTTCATATCAGTAAATGCTCCCTTATATGATTGTCTAATTTGCTCAAATTTAGCAGCAGCATTTATCATAGAGTTCATGTTACCATCCCTCCCATGTTCAATAGGAGTTACTTCCATATACTTTGCTAATCTATCTAACATGGCTTTAATACCTACATAAGCTCTATACGTAGGTGTTTCATACATTTGTTTGCACATATCTAATGCATATCTAATTTCTGCATCTTCAGTAGATTCTTCTAATTTTATTTCTTCAATAATTATATCTTCTTTCTCATGCTCAGGTAAATTGAAGAATGGATTTAAGTCAGGATTAGGGCAACTCATATAAAATATATACTGATATACTTGCATATATGTTTTAGAATATTTATCCATTATAACTTTTAGAAAAGGAAGTGCATAACAATGTTCAGATGGTATTACTTTACTATTTTGTATATCAAATAATCTTACTATCATGGTTTATATATTTTATAATGCATCAATATAAGCTTTTATTGTAGCATATGAGTCAGTAACATAAAGCGGTGTCATTAATCCAGTTATATATACTTGACGCACATCCATAATGCTACCATCTGGTTGATATGCTGATCCTACACCAGCTAATGAAACAGGATTTATTGCTAATGGAGATGCAGAGCTATTTACTACATACATTGTATTGGGTGTTTGTGCAGGGAGCGATTGTGCTAAAACAACTTGTGTTAATTGAATTGATGCCATTATTGTTTGTCTTTTAACCACATTATAAGAGAGGATACTTCATCTTTTAAGTATGGTAGTTCATATATTTTTACTTCATCTAAAACAGGCTCGCCATTTATACTTT